TATTCCCAATACAATCAATCATCTCCTTCGGTGAGTTAATATGGCAAGTCTTTCAGAATTAGCTAATGTATTGCAAACAAGCCCTGCTCAAGCATTTAGGCAGGAAGATATTGCATCGCAACAATATGGATTACAGTCACAAGCCTTACAACAAGCCAAGCAAGACATGGCACCACAACAACCATTAGCTGGTATGGCTGGTGGTATGGGTGCAGGTGGTAAACCACAAGCTGGATTAGGTGCTATGGCTAACAATATGTTAGGGCCACAATACAAGCTGACTACTCCTGATGGAGAGTTAACAAGTGCTGGATTAGTTAACCAAACTATGATGACTGCACAATTGGATGAGCAACAAGCTCTAAAGGCTAAACAACAAGCAAATTACTACAATGCAATGGGTAAGCCTGAACTTGCACAACAATCAGAACAGGAATATCGCAGACTTTTAACATCAGCACAAAACAACAAACAAAACGCACAAAAACAAAAGACTGAAGCTAAAGATGACTTTGTTAGTGCTTTGTATGGTGCTAATAGTCAAGGAGATTTTGACCAAAGGTTAAAAGACGCTATAGAGCGTACTGGAATTGATTTACCAAAAGATTTTCCAACCTCTTGGTCTCCAGACATGAAGGAGAAATTACTTTCTAAAATGTCTCCTACAATGAGGTCTAAAGTAGAAACTCAAGACCGTGCAGAAGCTAAAGCAGAACGTGATGCTAAACGAGCAGATTTACAAAATCAACGTCTTGAAGCATTGATTAGAAATGGTGGCGGTAAAGATGAAAAATTTAATGCTCAAATTTCTACACTTGAACAAGATATTGGTACTGGATATAAGCGTTTAGATGATTTAATTGCAGGTGCTAAACCAGGAGAAATTCCAGGCGCATCTGCAGCATTTGGCCGTTTTATGAAGGGTGATGGCGTATACGCTGCCGCCGAAGCTGCTGCTGCTAAAGGCATGGTTCCTCCAGGTCTTAAAAAGAACGATGCTATTCTTCTTGGCCTTGCATTTGATATTGCGTCTGCTCGTGGAGGTGGTCGTGGACAACTTTCCGATACAAAGATTCGTGAAGTTCAACAGATGATGCCATTGTCCACAGACGACCAAAAAACACGTGCGTACAAAATTAGCTTGATTGAAAACGCATTAGATGAAGCTAACAAATCTTTGCCACCTAAATATCGTAAAGATAAAGCAGAGATTATGAAACTAACTGGTGGATTTGACGAGTCTAAATTTCAAAAACAAGGTGGCGGTTCTGTACAATCTGGTGGTTTATCTAAAGAAGACTTAGACTTAATTAAAAAACATTCTGAAGGTCAATAATGGCAGAGCCAACATTAGATGAAGTAATGGTTGCCCTGCGTAATGCAGATAAGGCTGGTAACAAAGAAGATGCCGCTAAATTAGCAACCATTGCTAAAAAATTAAGCACACAGCAAGCGCCTGCAGAAGAAGGTGAAAAGCCTTCAATGTTGACCAAGGTTACTGAAGCTGCATTTGGTAAAGGCACTCCTGAAGAAGCTCCTATTGGTGAGCGTGTAAAGAAAGTTGGTGAAACGGCTGTTACCACTGGTTTATTGACTGGTGCTGCAAAAATGGCTGCTCCTGCCTTAACTACTGGTGGAGAAGCATTGTTGGGTAAAGGCCCAGTAGGAACTGCAGTTGGTGGTGGCATGATTGCTGCTGGACAACTTGCTAAGGGGATTACTCCTCAAGCCATTATTGGTGCCACAGGTGCTGGTGCATTTGGTGAGACATTGGGTCAAACGGCTTCTGCATTAGGTGCGGATAGACCAACCCAAGTAGCATTAGAGTTTGCTGGTGCTCCATTAGGGCAGTTGGCAACTGAATATCCTGGAAAAGTATTAAGTGGAATTACTAAAGCTGTAAGCAAACCATTAGCATCATTGTTTGAAGCTGGATGGGGAGATTTGTTTAAAAATGCTGCAGAACAACGTGCTACACAATTACGTCAAGAGGCAACTGGAAAAGCAGTAGATGAATTGAAATCTGGTGCCTCTAAAGATGCTTCTGCTACTTTGGATAAAGCATTAAAGGGTGGTGTTGCAGAACGTCAAAAGGCAATAGAAGCTGATAGATTGTTGCAAGAAGCTAAAGTTAAGCAAGAGATTGCTAAAAGACAGCAATTACAGCAACAACAATTAGCACAGCAGCAAAAAGCCATTGCACCTTCTCCTGATGAAGAAACATTTGCAAGTCAATTGCAGGGTGATATATTCTCTACTCAAAAACCATTATTAGATGCAAGGTCGAAAGCCTATAGCGAAAACTACACTGCTGGCATTAAATCTGCTGAACAAAAAGAATCTCAGGGTAACTTTTGGCAAAACACTGAAGGTGGTCAAAGTGTTAAATCTTATTGGGAAGACAAAATCACTAACCGTAAATTAGGGCCTGATTCAGAAAAGGCTGTAAAAAAGGTTATTGACGATGTTTATGGTGGTGCTGGTGACAATCCACGCTCTATTACTGGCGTAGATGAAATTATCCGTATGTTGGGTGATAAGTCATCCAGAGAGTCTGCTGGCTATGGTGCTATTGGTGACAAGCTGGCTGGAGATTTAAGACGTTCCATTACCGAAGGCTCAATTAAAGATGTTGGTGACAAAGAAGCCAAAAAAATTGGTAAAGGTCTATATGATTGGGAACCTCAGTTTGGTCAAGCTAAAAAAGAGTATGCAAGCCTTACAAAAGACTTAGAAGCGTTTGAAAGCAAAACTGGCAAAAAGACTCTTGGCGAAGAAACCAAACCATTAGAAGTTCCTAAACAATACTTTACCTCTCGTGCTGGATATGAGGATTTGGTTAAGCAATTAGGTGGTGATGAAAAGAAAGCTGCTGAATATGCTAAACAGTATGCACAATTAAAGACTCAAGACCTTACAACATCTAAAGAACTTACCAGTTGGCTAAAAGACCCTAAAAATGGTTGGGTAGATAGAGTTCCAGGATTGCGTCAACAAATCGAGCAAAAAGCGACTGCAGGTGCTCAAGCTGAGAAACTAGGAAAAGAAATTCCTGTTTTAGAAAAGAATTTGATTGAGTGGAATAAAGCTGTAGATACCAAAGCGCAGAAATTGTATACAGACATTATGAGTTCTGATAAGCCTGGGTATACATTTGAAAAGATGTTAACTGGTACAAAATTAAGCGATACGGAAAGCAAAGCATTATTTAACTACATTGCCAAAAATCCTGAAGCTCGTAAATTGGTTCCTAGCGTTGTAAAGAACCTACTTGCGGACGAATCCCCTAAAAATATTGTTAATACATTAGACAAGAAAATTGCACCAGTGCTTGAAATATCTGGCTTAATGTCTAAAAAAGACATACAAGAAATCAGATTACAGGCTAGAAAGATTTACGAAGCTGATGCTAAAGATTACAATATTCCTAAATCCAAAAAGCCATTAAAAGCTATGGACTTTGTTAAAACAGCAATTGCAGCACGTATTGGTGCATCAGCAACACCACAAGGACAAGTAACTGTTGAAGGATACCAAGGACAATAATATGCCACTCAAATCAGGTTCATCACAAAAAACTATTTCATCTAACATCTCTAAAGAGGTGAAAGCTGGTCGTCCACAGAAGCAAGCAGTCGCCATTGCCCTTTCTAAAGCTAGAGCAGGTAAACCACCTTCAGGCAAGACTAGAAAGAAAATGAAATGAAGATTTTGGATAAATCTTGTTCAAAGTGCAATTTAACATTGCCCGTGGATAACTTTTACCCAAATAGAAGGACTTGTAAGTCTTGTTTTAAAAAGATGTCTGATACTTATAGATTGAACAATCAAGAACAATATCGTGAATATCAATCTAAATGGCGTGAAGACAATCTTGAAAAATCTAATGCCTACACAAAAAAGTGGCGTTCTGAAAATCCTGAAAAACAATATCAGGCATCTAGAAATTGGATAAAAGCAGTACCTGGTCGTCAATATGCTATTTCACGCTCAAGAAAAAAGTATGTAAAACAAGCTACTCCATCTTGGGCTAATATGAAATATATTAGACTATTTTATGAAATGGCTAAAATGGAAGAAGAGCGTTTAGGCGTTCCAGTTCATGTAGACCATATTATTCCGTTGCGTGGCAAGAATGTATGTGGATTGCACGTTGAAGATAACCTACAATTGCTTACTGCAAAAGATAATTTAAGAAAGAATAATCGTGCGCATATTATTGCTTGACCCTGCAGGAGCATTGGTTGACTTTGGTATTCGTTGCCTTGCAGAAGGACACGAAGTTAAACAATGGGTGCGTCCACACGGTCAGGAGCGTTCTAAGATTGGTAAAGGCATTATTGACCAAGTACAGAACTGGCAGATTCATGCCAAACAAGCAGACCTAATCGTATTATCGGATAACGCTTTTCAAATGCGGGAACTAGAAAAGTTCCATGAAGAGGGTTACCCAATTATCGGTACCAATATGCTTGGTGCCAAGATGGAACTAGACCGTGATTATGGTCAAAACATTATGAAGAAGGCAGGACTTGCAGTTATCCCTTCTTTTGAATTTAAGGACTACAACAGTGCTATCGACTTTGTTAAAGCTAATCCCAAACGATACGTCTCTAAACCCAGTGGTGATGCAGACAAGGCTCTATCTTATGTATCTAAATCAGCGGCAGATATGGTCTTCATGCTTCAACGATGGAAAGAAACTGGTAAACGACGTGATTTCATCCTACAAGAGTTTGTCCCAGGAATAGAATTCGGAGTAGGTGCTTGGATAGGCCCTAATGGATTTGGCAAGAACATCCTTGAAGGCTTTGAACATAAGAAGCTCATGTCAGGCAACTATGGCTGTAATACAGGTGAACAGGGAACTGTCATTAAGTATTGCACCGAGTCTAACCTGTTTAATGACACCTTAAAACGCTTTGAAGACTACCTATGCTATATCGGACATACTGGCTATGTTGATTTGGCGTTCATTATTGATGAAAAAGGTGAGCCACGTCCATTAGAGTGGACTATGCGTAAAGGATGGCCTTTATTTAACATTCAACAAGCCCTTCATAAGGGTTCTGTTGTAGATTGGATGGTTGACTTATTAGATGGCAAAGATACTCTCAAAGTTAGCTACGACACTGCTACTGGCATTGTTATCCCTATTGGGGATTACCCTAGGTCTAAAACTACGGGGCGTGACCATACAGGATTTCCTATTTATGGTCTTCCCGATGAATTAACCAAGGATTACGCCTTATGTGAGGTCATGGTTGGAATAGCCCCTCAGAACGACGAGGAAGGCATTGTAGAGCGTCCTTGCCTAGTGACGGCAGGTGATTATGTCCTAGTGGCAAACGGGGTAGGAAAGACCGTTAAACAAGCCTGTGAACGTGCCTATAAAAACGTCAAGAAAATTGATATTCCTGACTGTATTAACGTAAGAGATGACATCGGTGAGGGTATGGAACATCAAATCCCTGCTTTACAGAAGTATGGCTATGCTGAGAATTGGTGTTATGACGAAATGGAAGAGGATGAGTAATGCCAATCAAGATGCTTCCTCCCCCTCCTCCAACCAATCAAGCATTAGATACTAGACAGTTTAGGGATTGGTTTTATACCATTTTTTCTCAAACCAATGGTAATTTAGACCAGCTAGGAACAATGGCTTATCAAAATTATAATAATGTCAATATTACAGGCGGTAACGTTGCCAATACAAATTTATCAAATATTAAGACTCCAGGATTAACTGGGTATTTAAAAGGCAACAATACTTCAGCAATAACAGCATCTAGCACAATTCCATATACAGATGTGTCTGGACTGGCAACAGTAGCTCACACAGGTGCTTATTCAGATTTAACAGGAAAACCTACTGGATTATCAGTAACAATTACTACAGCAAAATTAACACTTACTGGAACTAATGGTTCCATGACATTTACCAACGGCATACTAACTGCACAAACCCAAGCCACCTAATCATGTCAAATACTCAATTACCATTAACCGACGAACAACTTGAAGAACTTGTAGAAAGAGTTACCGAGAAGGTTATTAAAAACTTTTATACCTCTGTGGGCGAGTCTGTCGTCAAACGAGTTCTTAAACTCATTGGTATTGGCGCAGTAGCATTATTGATGTGGGCTGCAGGTACAGGACACTTTCCAGTCAAATGAAGATGCCTATGCACCGTTCTAGGACTATGTGGTTTTCTTTTGCTCTAGTAGTATTTGGAGCATTATTTGATAATTTCTCTAGTATCCAAGGACTAATCAATGACCGTTACTATGGTTTTAGCTATATTGTTATTGGCGTATTGGTTGCTATTTTAAGGTTCTTGACCACTAAACCTTTGGACGAGAGATAATGTTTCCCCTATCGGTAATTACTTATGTCAAAATTGGATTGGTTGCTTTGGTACTTTGTGGGTGCGTGTATCTTGGCTATAGTTTTGAACATAGCCGATTTGTTGCATATCAAACACAGGTTGAGGCAGCAGGAAAAGCGCAGGAAGCAAAGAATGAACAAATCCTCAAGGAACAACAAGTAACAACGGAGAGAATAACCAATGATTACAAGAATAGTATTGCTCGCATTCATACTTACTATGGTGGGTTGCACCTCAACCCCAGTAGCAGTGCAATGTCCATCACCAGCACAGCCGTCCCCTTCGTTGATGGAACGCCCTCCGACCCACAATTTATTGAAAAATGTGCAATGACTACGCAACAGCTTGAGTCACTTCAGGAGTGGATTCGAGAACAAGTGGGTATCAAATAGTCAAGCCACCGAGAGGGATTATTCCGCCATTTCTAAAGATTTAATTCTAACTTCACTTACCCGTTTAGTCCAACCTTTGCCAAATATAGGGAAAGTTTTAAGAGACTCTAGGAATGCTTGACGTTTATCAGAAAACTCATTAATCATTGTTACTGTATTCATTTGATTTATAGCAGTAACAGTATTATTGCCGATTGCACCATCAGCAAAAACACCCACGATTTCTTGGATAAACTTGGCTGCACGGCCAACACCACTATTGATAGCACAATCAAAAATGCAATAGTCAAGTCCCGAAGGAAGAGCGTCTCCGTGTATGGCATCCCAGTACCTCTTCTTGTATAGAGGCTTTACGTCCTCTTTAGTTAAGTTCTTTATGTCCTCTACAGTAACTCTATGGCCTACATACTGTTCCCATACTGCCTGTGTGCAACCCCAATTAGTAGCACCTCCTGGGTCGAGCTTATTGTCAACAAATCCTCCCTCGTTAACAATAACTAAGTCAAAGCATTTATCCCAGTTCCTGTTCATTTCTTTTTCCTTTTGGACTTTGGCAATGGAAACGGGGGTTCAATAGTGACTTCAGCTTCATCGGGTCTAACCTTGTATTCATCAATTGCTTTGGTAAGCATAGCAACAAGCCCCCATTGGACGAGTGTTTCAAGCCCTTCTTTATCGAAATCGACTTGAGCATTGGCTGAACCATCTTTGTTTTCCTTAATGATTTTGACTTTAATATCCATATTAGACCTTTATCACCTCTCCTCGAAAGAACACCAATCCATCATCTTCACTAATGACTTGTACAAGTTCTGGCGGCATAAGTTCTCCATCACGGAATGTAAGGACTGCGAATCCTGAACGCCAGTTGACGGGCGAATCTTCCGTATAGATGTACTTGTCTCCTCCAATTGCCG